GCGGTAAACAATGTTGTATTGAACCGCGCTAAAGATGATCGTTTCCCAAGCACTCCATGTGGAGTTATCAACCAGAGAACTTCGCGCGTATGCCAATTTTCATGGAAGTGTGAGGGTGGAAAAAGAATTCGTGACGGTGTAGCCTTCGCGAAAGCAAGAGAAATTGCTGAACATGTATATCTCGGCAATTATGGTGATGTGACAAAAGGTGCAAAGTTCTACCACGCTGACTATGTAAACCCTTCATGGGGCAGAGTTTTCGATCGTACGACTAAGATTGGTGCACACATTTTTTATAGAGGATAATATTATGGTGGACGACGTCATTTCAACAAAAGCATTGACTTCTGAAAAGTTCATTCGAGAAATTGAACGATTGGTTTCTAATTATAACCTAGATTATATGGATGCCGTCGTCCACTATTGTGAAAAGAATAACATCGAGATCGAAGCTGCTGCAAGTATCATTCGTAGCAACATTCGAATCAAGGCAAAGCTTCAAGATGAAGCAGAAGATCTGAACTTCATGCCAAAGCGGGCTAAGCTTCCTGTATGACTCCATTCGAGAGCTATACCACCTTCCTCGCCCTCAAGAACCATTTCACCACAGACAACTACGACTACATCAAATACAATGGCAAGGTAGGCGCAAAGCCTTCTAGCTTTGATACTCGTAAGGACAAGTATCAGTTCTATAAGTTGTCAAAACATAAAGATCCTCTCAAATACTTGATCTCCAATTTTGTTGATGGAGATCTGAAATGGATAGGCGATCTGTTCAGCGATGACTCAGAGAAAGTGTATAATGAATGGCTGAAGAGACAACAATCTCTTTCCTACATCTTTGAACAAGATGTAAAAAAGCTATGTACAAATTTCAACGATTGTGTTATTGTAAAGAATGGACAACATCCTTATCTGTTGAAACAATATCTGCGTCGAGAGATTTCAATCGAGACGGTGATTATCCTCAATGATATCTTCGGGTTCTTCGGTCATTGGAACAAGAAGATTGAGGATGGAGTCCTATGGCCCAGCATCCACAAGAAGCTGCTGAAGTATAAACCCTTCTTTCATTATGATGCATTTAAATGTAGAAAAATTGTCAAGGATGTCTTTACTTCATGATAAATACAGTTGCAGTTCGCTGCAATCTAAATACTTCGAAACATACCGACATATAGGAGATAACTATGTCATTTGCAGACCTTAAGCGTTCTTCCAGCTCTTCTTTCGAGAAGCTCACCAAAGAACTTGCTAAACAAAACACCACATATTCAGATCCCGACGAGGGAAAGTATTGGAAGCCTACCGTCGATAAGGCTGGTAACGGATACGCCGTGATTCGTTTCCTTCCCGCGCCTGTCAACGAGGACATTCCTTTCCAGCGCATCTGGGACCATGGATTCCAAGGACCAACTGGTCTTTGGTACATCGAGAAGTCGCTTACGACTCTCGGTAAAGACGATCCTGTATCAGAATATAACAGCGTTCTTTGGAACACTGGCCTTGACTCTGATAAGGAAATCGCACGCAAGCAGAAGCGTCGTCTGGCATACCACAGCAACATCTATGTTGTGAAGGATCCAGGCAATCCTGCAAACGAAGGTAAGGTCTTCCTGTACAAGTACGGAAAGAAGATCTTCGACAAGCTTAACGACCTCATGAACCCAGGTTTTGAGGACGAGAAGCCAGTAAATCCTTTCGATCTTTGGAACGGTGCTAATTTCAAGCTCAAAATTCGTAAGGTCGAAGGTTGGCCTAATTACGATAAGTCAGAATTCGACTCTCCCGCACCACTGTTCGATGATGACAGCGAGCTTGAACGTGTCTACACCCAAGAGTATTCGCTTGCGGAACTCGTAGATAAAAAGCAATTCAAGTCTTATGAAGATCTTAAGACTCGTCTTAACACTGTCTTGGCTCTTTCTGCGGAACCAGCCAAGATTCGCGGCGTTGATCGTGATGAAGAGGAGTATAAAGCTCCTGCGCCTACCTTCAAGGCGGCTGCTGCACCGAGTGCAGCTTCTACGGTCGATGAAGACGACGATGATCTTGATTTCTTCAAACGACTTGCCGAAGAAGATTGATAAGGTGGGAAAGGGGGCCGAAAGGTCCCCTTTCTTTTTATGCGTATCTTACCTGTTGAACAGGGACATGATACTCGATTTTTGGAAATCCCATACGAGTTAAGTAGTAATCTACACCTGCCGCATCAGAAGATGTAGGAATATTCTGCACAAAGTCTGTGTTGGTACTCTTACTAATATTCGGCGGATCTTTAATCGCTGGACCAGTATCGATGGCAGGAGTTTTAGCTTCTGCCATTTTTGCGTTCTTACTTACGGCTGCTGTAGCTATTTCGCCTGCAGTATTAGGAGCGGTTTGCATTAATGATTCGGTGATATTACGACCGGCCATTGGACCAAGCCCAGCGCTGATGATATCACCTATCGATTGGATAGCTCCTTTTCCAATATCCCATACGGCAGATGCTGCCGCTCCGAGCGCTCCAGCCCCATCTCCTCCTGGTTCACCCATTCCAGAACCACCGCGTACAGAACTACCTACACCGGGTCCATGAACAGTAACGTGAATATGTCCACCAGTTGATTTCGCTGTAGGATTTGCATACTCATTAAGTATGCTTACTTTAAATTTATTTTTATCAGCCAGTTCTTTAATCTTATTTGATGCAGATCCGGCCTGAGAAGGATCTTTGACCGTTAAGTCAAACGCAATTCCTTTGGTATGCGGACTAACATATTCAGTAATTCCTTGGTGAAACTTATCGTTAAATGCAGTAAATCTAGCAAACATATTTCCAAGACCAGGTTGCACGATCTTTGCAAATTTAATAGTATTCTCTGCTGCAGGACCACCACCCGTATTTTCCGCAAAGTTTTTCATGGTCAAACCATCATAATTTGTACCATTAATTTTTGTGGCATCTGGTGTTTCAGATGACTTTTGTTGTGTAGCATCTCCAGAAGCTGGTGCTGACGATGTAGAAGTCGGAGTTGACGGAGTAGTAGTTTCTCCACTTGGTGATGCAGTCGCGGGAGCTCCAGATGATGGAGAAGTACGTGTCGACGAACTAGGAGATGCACTTTGTTTTGGAGTAGATAAGAAACCAACTGCAGCTCCAGCTATTGCACCTCTTGGTCCAGCAACTGCTGCTCCGACGGCAGCTCCTACTATCGTTCTACCTAAACGAGTAGATCCTGAACTTTGTTGTGTTGGTGTAGCTTCATTCGGCGTTGATGGTGTACTGGCAACAGGAGTTGCATCAGATTTATTAGGTTCGCTTGGTGTTCCTTCAGCTGGAGTTTCTACAGTATTTGGTGTAGAATTCTCAAGATTGTTTTGATTCGATGAAGAAGGAAGCACCTGATTGGTAGATGTTGTAGATGAGGTAGATGATGAACTTGTAAATGCATCTAATCCGTCTGCGATACTTCCAGCCACACCGCTTACAAAATTCCAGACACCTTTTACACCATCAACAAGAGACTTAAACGCTTCTTGAACTGGTTCGAACTGAGCTGCTATTAGACCACCTACGAGTAAAGCGGTAGCCATTGCGGCAGTATTATCTTTACTCGCGTCTTCAGTTTTTACTTCTTGTACCGGTTGTGCATCTTTGGGAGAAGCTTCGATCGCGGTTTCTTTTGTTGCAGCGAGGTTTCGAGCAGCGATCTTCTTTTGATTATCGAGTCTCTGCTTAAGATAGCCATCGATAGTGGCCAACTTCTCTATCATCGAAACGATAGGAGAGTTGATCTTAATGTTGACTGGCATCTTCGCGCCGTCTGGTTTCTTGACAGAAGATTTTGCCGCTTGTCCGATAGTACCCATTGCAGTGGTAATAGCAGGGGCAGCAGAAGCTTTCTCGACTTCTAACTTTTCAAGAACGCCGTTGATAACTTTTTGAAGAGAATCATTGACTGCATCGCGAGTCTTCTTATTGATCCATCTGCTTTGATTAATATCAAAGACATATTCTTCTCCAGCCAACGAGACAGGAGGTTTACTCGAATCGATTCTGACTCTTAGTTTTTTGTATTCTGTAGTCGATTCGGCTGTCAAAGAATTAAGAAGCGTAAACAATGATTCAGGTGCAAGAACCTTTGTTTTCTTATCTACCCAACCGTCTGACGTTTTGATAAACGTTTGTCCGCCTATTGTGACTGGCTCTGCCATTATGCCGCCAATCTATAGTATTGAAGGTAACGATCAACGCCGCCGGTTCCAGGATAGTTAGGATCGATACACTCAAGTTTACTGTCGCTCGAAGCACTTCTTAATGATGCTTGAGCCGGACTCGATGGCATCTTTGTAGAAGAATCTGATTTAGGATTGCCCATATCGATAGCAGATTGAATCTTTGATGATGCTTGAGATATCTCTGCAGCTTTTTTCGATTCGGAAACTACTGGAGCAGCGTTATCTCCACCAGGAGTTGATCCAGGAGTTGAAGCAGAAAGATTTTGAAAAGGAGATGCTCCGCTCAAAGATTCAGTAGTTGATCTGACTGTCATTGGCCCAAGACCAGCACTAATGATTCCACCAATGGATTCAATTAAGCCTTTTCCGAGATCCCATGCTCCTTGAGCGAGATCGCCGGCTAAGCCTGTTTCTCCTTGCGGATTATTTGTTCCATCATATCCAGGTCTTGCAGAGCCTAGCATCTTTGCGTAGTGTGCTCCGTTCCCTCCTGACCAAGTGCCTAGTCCCTCTCTTACAGATTTTCCGCGGTAGTAGCGCGAGTTTCTCCAGTTTTCCATTGCAGCACGAATGCCATTTTCCGGAGTATCATATACTGCGATCTTGACTGAACTATCGCCGTTAGCACGTTTAAAGCCTATCTGATGATCTTTTAGTGGACCAGTACCATACAGAATTCCTCCGGGATTATTTGTCACGCCGCGAGGATCTTCGATACGACCTTGAGCTTCTACAAGTTGTCTCAACTCTGCATCAGTAAGTTGCTCTGGATTTTTATCAAGAATAGAATCTATCGATCCTTTTGCAGC